GCACTCGTGTTGGCCACCCGCTTGTTGGCGGTGGCGTTAACTTCAATAGCCCGACCACTGGTGTTGATTTGAACGAGACCGCTCTGGAAAACGCTGTGATTCAAATCGCTGCGTGGACCGATGAGCGCGGCCTGCTGATTGCCGCCAAGCCTCGCAAGATGGTGATCCCCCCGAGCCTGATGTTCGTTGCCAAGCGCCTGCTTGACACTGAGCTGCGGGTCTCGACTGCGGATAACGACATCAACGCGATCAAGCAGATGGGCGCGATCCCCGAGGGCTACACCGTCAACCACTTCTTGACCGATCCGAACGCATGGTTCTTGACCACCGACGTTCCGAACGGCATGAAGCACTTCGAGCGTATGCCCCTGGCAAACTCGATGGATGGAGACTTCGATACCGGCAACGTGCGCTACAAGGCCCGCGAGCGTTACAGCTTCGGCTGGTCTGACCCTCTGGGTATGTGGGGTTCGTCGGGTTCGTCCTGATGAATTGGACTGGGAGTTCCCGGTCGTCCACGGAAAAGGGGCCTTGCGCCCCTTTTTCTTTTCCTGTATATTGCTTGCATTCCGGGGTCCCCGGCGTTCTGACAGTCCCGGCTGACGACATGTAGACAGAACGCTCACAATACTCGCATGTGAGGAAATCATGGCTAATACCACCTTCAACGGCCCAGTTCGGTCGCAAAACGGCTTTCAATCTATCACCACCAACAGCACCACTGGCGCTGTTACTGTGGACGCCACTTTTGGCGCGGCCACTAGTGTGACCGACCTAACGACCACAAACCTGACGACCACAAACCTGACGACCACCAACCTGGTTTTCACTGATCAGAATCACCCCACCACTGCCGCAATCAACGCTACGGCCACCGCCACCGCAGCAGAGGTTGCAACGGGTTACATCACCTCCACATCAGCGGCTCCAACGACCATTACGCTGCCCACGGGCACGGCGCTTGGTGCCGCTATTGGTGCGGTCAGAGGTACCGTTCTTGACCTGTACGTGGACAACACTGCTGGCGCATCGACCGTGACCATTGCTGTTGCTACCAACGGCATCTTGTCCAGCGCTGCTGCGGACACTCCCGGCTCGTTTGGCGACTTGACCATCGCATCTGGTGCCACGGGCATTGCCCGGTTCACCCTCATGTTCTCCAGTGCCACCGCCTACGTGTTTACCCGTACGGCTTAATAGGAGCGCATCATGACGATGCAGTATGACGTAAAGTCGAAACACATGACCTCTTCGGGCGTGGCGGTAAACTACCGAACACGCCTCAAGGGGGCCGTTGTGTCGGCAAACACTAGTGCGGCGGCGCGGCACACGGTGTTTGCAAACAATGTGACGCAAACGGGCACTTACGGGCGGTCTACGACCACTGTGACGGTGACTATCACCAATCATGGCCTCACTACTGGAAACCGCGTTTGGTTGGACTTTTCTGCGGGCACAGGCGGTACGGCAACGGATAACATCTATTCGGTCACGGTTTCAGATGCCAATACGTTCACGGTAACGGACTCTGCCAGTGGCACCATCACCGGGTCTCCTGCGGTGTCGATGTACGCTGACATTTTGATGGAAGCAGATTCGTACAACGCAACTGCATTTCCCGTGGTGATTCCGGGCGAAGGAATTTTGGCCAAAGATGGCATTTTTGTTGGCTTGGTCGCAAACGTAACAACTACTTTGTTCTATGGCTAAGACACCAGCATGGCAGCGCAAAGAAGGCAAGAGCCCCAAGGGCGGACTCAACGCCAAGGGGCGAGCCTCTGCCAAAAAGCAGGGTATGAACCTGAAGCCACCTCAACCCGAGGGCGGCAGCAGGCGCGACTCTTTTTGCGCCCGTATGGAGGGCATGAAGAAGAAGCTGACCGGCGAGAAGGCCAAGAAAGACCCGAACAGTCGTATCAACAAGAGCCTGCGGGCTTGGAACTGCTGACATGAGCCAGAATCACGACACCGTTAAGAACGCACTGGACATTGTTTCGGTGGTTGCCACCATTGGCTCGTTCTTGCAGCTTTTCACGCCTGTATTTGGTCTGATCGGTGCGATCTGGACACTGATGCGCATCGCTGAGATGGTTTCGGGCAAGACGTTTGCGGAGCTGATCCGCAGAAAGAAAGCTGACGATGCCAAGCAAGAGTAAGGCACAACACAACTTGATGGCGATGGTGGCCAACAACCCCGCCGCTGCCAAGCGAGTAGGAGTTCCGCAGTCTGTCGGCAAGGAGTTCATGAAGGCAGACAAGGGCAAGCGGTTTGGGTCTGGGAGCCGTGCAGATGCGCAGGCAATCAACAAGCCCAAAACCAATCAAGGCAAGCAAGAATTTTTTTCGAAAGGTGGTGACACTATGGCTTCCAAAATGAACCCCGGTTTTATGGCGATGATGGCAAAGAAAAAAGGCGCACCTGCCAAGAAGATGGCCAATGGTGGTATCACCACGGCCAAAATGGGCGCGGTCAAGACTGCGGCTCCCAGCCGCGACGGTCTGGCAGCCAAGGGCAAGACCAAGGGCACAATGGTCAAGATGTCCGGCAGCAAACCGCTGGGCATGAAGATGGGCGGCAAAACCTGCTGATAGGAGGCCGTCATGGCTCGTAAGTCGTTGGGAAAAGCCGCCAAAGTGCTTGGCGGTCTTGGCGCTGCATACGCGCTTACTCGCGCACTAGGATCGAAAGATGAAGCTGTGGACCCGGCGGCTGAACTGCGGATGGGAAGAGACATAGCTGATTTTAGTAGCCGCCCGCGAATTCAGATTTCGGACGCTGAGCAAGCGGAAAGGGTGCGTGAAGGGGCCCGCAGGCGCGATAAGTTGCCTCTTGTTACGGACGCGGAACAGGCCGAGATATTCAAAGGCATTCCCGGGGTGCGTAGCGAAACCGGGGTGCCAATTCGTTCGGGTGACGGGCTGCTGCAAACGCAAACCCGCAAAAAAGGCGGCACCGTCAAGGGTTGGGGTGCGGCCCGGGGCGCACGAAAGGCCAAGGTGTACTGACATGAGACCGAGTCGTGGCATGGGCGCCATCATGCCCTCCAAGATGCCCGGTGGGGTTAAGAAACCCCGCCGTGACGACACGGACTTCACGCAGTACGCCGAGGGCGGCAAGGTCAACGCGGCTGGCAACTACACCAAACCGGAGCTGCGCAAGCGCATCGTGAGCCAAGTCAAGGCGGCGGCAACGCACGGCACCGGGGCAGGCCGTTGGTCGGCCCGTAAAGCCCAGCTTGTGGCCAAGAAGTACAAGGCCGCTGGTGGCGGGTATCGAGACTGAGGAGTATTGAAAATGCCAAAAGGATTGCGCAAGCCAATGGACGAGATGCTGCTCGGTACAGAGGGCGGCAAAGGCGGTGTCGGTGGCGGTGGTGGCTCCGGGTTTAATTTTGGGCCAAGAGTCACAGGCAAAAGAAGCGCCAAGGACTACAAAGAAAAGATTGATTACGAGCCAGAAATTTCTGGAAAAATTAATTTTCCTTCTTCAAGATCAAGGTACGAGGTTCCTGAAGATAGAACACCACGCACAAGTGACGACTACAAAAAAGGCGGCAAGACAGCGTCCAGCCGTGCCGATGGCTGCTGCCAACGCGGCAAAACACGCGGCAAAATGGTATGAAAGACCCGCAGCAATCGCTCAAGGACTGGGGTGCCCAGAAATGGCGCACCAAGTCCGGCAAACCGTCTTCCAAGACGGGGGAGCGATACCTGCCTGAGAATGCGATCAAAGCGCTGTCACCCGCCGAGTACGCAGCGACGACGCGGGCCAAGCGGGCAGGCAAGAAGGCCGGGAAACAGTTCGTAAAACAGCCGCCCAGGGTGGCGGCAAAGACAGCGAGGTACAGATAATGGCAGGCGGTGGCACCAATTCGTCGAACCCTCTGGGTCCGCAGCAGGGGCAGAGCACCCCTCCGACTGGCGGGACAGGCCAGATGCCGAGCTTTGCCAACAACCCGTTTGGCCCGCCGCAGCAAAATACGGGCGGCGGTATGGCGACGGCCCAGCCCGCAGTAATGGCCGAACCCCAAGTGATTAACCCGTCAAGGTTCACCAACTACGGGCAAGGCAACGGCGGCGGATTTGGTGGTGGGCAGCAACCCGCAATGTTGTCTGACATGCAGCGCCCTGCTGATATGTATTCTGACACGCAGTATCGCCCTGAGCGACAGCAGCCCTTTGGCGGGCAGCTTGGCCAGCTAAGGCAAAACCCCTTTC